TCAAAACTCCTTGCTATTGCCGAGAGGCTAACCAGTGGACATGATTGACCTTCTCCCGTTCAGTGATAAGGCCGCGGAGTCAATAAAGGACTGCGGATTCCTTACAGTCTGGGAGGGTGCCGTCAGGTCGAGTAAGACGGTTGCTAGTGTGTTTGCTTTTATGTGTGAAGTGATAAAGTCCCCCGATCCAAGACATTTGATGATAGGGCGTAGTCAGTCGGCAGTTATGGCTAACTGTGTTGACTCAGAGCTGGGACTTATCGAGCTGTCCGGCGGTGTTGCACAGATAAAACGCGACAAACAAAACGAGACGTATGTAGATTTGGCTGGAAAGCGCATTGATATGTTTGGAGGGGAGAACGTGTCTAGCTTCAGGGCTTTTCGTGGGCGTACCTATGGCATGACCTACATGGACGAAGCGAACTTACAGCACCCGAACACCATAGCGGAATGTTTCAATCGAACGATAGCGAGCAAGAGCAGGAAACACTTCATGACGCTGAACCCGGATATTCCCGGGCACTGGCTGTATCGTGACTATCTGGACAAGTTTCAAGAGGAAGGAATACCGGGGTATCGGTGGTTTCACTTTACACTAGACGATAACCCGGCGATAAGCGAGGAACGCAAGGGCGAACTTAAAGCGCAGTACACCGGGATATTCTACAAGCGGTTTATTCTCGGTCTTCGCGTGAACGCCGAGGGCGGGTGCTATCCGTCTTTCAGTGAAAAGAATATCTTGAACGAACTCCCGAAGAACATACTCTTTGTAGAGATTGGTGTAGACTTTGGTGGCAACGGATCCGCCACTACATTCGCGGCTACTGCGTACTTCAAACCGGAACAGGGCAAGGTCTGTCTATGCTGTATTGACGAGGTGTACGACAAAGAAAACAGGAGCGTTGAGAACCTTCTTGAAAAGTGGGAACTGTTCGTAAAGAAAACAAAGGCACGGTTTAACTGTGCTGATTGCTACGTAGACAGCGCGGAACAACTGATCAAGAAAAGCATGCAAGCAAAGGGTATTATCAATGTTGGCAATTCTATCAAAGCGCCTATAGTAGACCGGATCCGCTTCCTTGATCTCATGTTTGCGCTTGACCGTGCGTATGTATACAAGGATTGCAAAGAGACAATAACAGCGGTACAATCTGCTGTATGGGATTTGAAAGGCGGGAAAGAGACTCGCCTTGACAACGGAACTACGAACATAGACAGCCTTGACGCTTGGGAGTATAGCTTCGAGCGCAGGATGAAGGAGCTTGTGTGACAATAGTGGGGGTAGTGAAAATGATATGGAATAAAGTGACCGGGAAAGACGTATCTGCTGACGTGCTTAATGCGGAGTCACGGATTGACACATGGCGCAAGGTTTACCGTGGAACTCCGGAATGGCTCGACTACTGGTATCCTACTCTCAAGGGCAGGATGCAGAAACGTGTCAGGAAAACAATGAAGCCAGCAAAGATACTTTGCTCCGAAATTGCCGGCCTGATCTGGGCTGAACGTCCAAAACTGACAACGGACGAACGGGTTCAGAAAGTACTTGATGACTGTCTATTCTTCGATAACGCTCAACGGGAGTCTGAGCTTATGCTTGCGCTTGGCGCTACCATTCCGAAACTATACCGAAAGGACGGCAAGATCGGGATAGACTGGGTACAGGCTGACAGATTCATTCCCGTGACGTGGGACGATTCCGTGATCACAGAGGCAGACATAATTGACCGCCGGGTAATCAACAAAAAGCAGTACGTCAGAATAGAGCGGCACCGAAAGAACGGCGAAGGCTATACAATCACAAGCGACTGCTTCGAGGAAGTCGGTAGCCAGTTAGTACCGGCGCCGATTGCTGTGTTTGGCTTGGCAGAGGCGGTGCAGACAAGTCCCGTGAAGCTGTTCCACTACATAGGGAACCCCGAGGCGAACAACCTGGACACTGATTCGCCACTGTCCATCTCATGCTTTGCTAATGCACTGGATACCATCGAGTCACTGGACATAGCGTTCGACGCTTTGCAGTCGGAAATAGTTCTCGGCAAGAAGCGCATCATCGTACCTGCCGGGGCGGTGCGATACGTCATGAACGCGGAGACCGGAAAGGCCGAACGGTACTTTGACCCGTCTGACGAAGTTTTTCAGGCGTTCTCCACCGATGACAAGGATAATCTGAAAATCACCGACAACACGGTTGAAATGCGCATAGAGGAAATCCGTAGGGCAATCCAGACGCTTCTTGATATTCTTGCGATTCAGACCGGTATGAATCCCGGGTCTATCTCTTTTGACGGCGCCGGAATGAAAACCGCAACCGAGGTAATAAGCGAGAACTCAAAGACCTTCAAAACAAAGAAGGGATATGAGAATGCAATCGGAACCGGGATAATCGGGCTTTGTAAGTCTATCCGTGGTCTGCTTGAAATCGGCGACGGAGAGGACTCGATCGAGTGGGATGATTCCGTCATTGAGGATAGGGCATCCAAAACAAACTACGTACACGAACGACTGACCGGCGGTACTGTTTCCAGGTGGCGGGCAATCATGGAGCTTGACGGCGTGGATGAAGCAGAGGCGAAAAAGAGAGCTGCCGAGATAGAGCAAGAGCTTGCCGTAAGCGGAATGGGGGGGATGTTTGAATAAGTCAATAATGCTAGACGCGGAACGTGCACAGGCGGAATACTTCGGGTACAAGCCGCTTGGCGTATTCGGCAGGCTACTTCCGAAACGTGTGATCAAGTGGTATGCTCAAAAGAGGTACAACGAACAAGACCCGGCAGAGCGTAATAGATTCTGCCGACTGATTGCAATGAACAAGCGAAAGAAAAACAGGATGCTACGGAGGGTAAGTGAAAGCGCTCGAGCTTCTCAACGAGATAGAAACTGACCTACTCAATGGACTCATGGACTACCTCACCGGCGGGAATATCGGTAGCGCTGAATGGCAACTATCCCGGATGCAACTACTCGGACGGTTGCGCAACTTTGGAATAGAGACAATCAAGAAGCGAAGACCTGAGCTTATCGCGGCTGTTAAGGAAGAGCTTGAATACAAAGCGTTCCGCAGGGTGACGATGATAGACAACCTGGTAGACGAAAAGAAGCTGTCTGCTGTGCTTCCTGCAAGCGCCGACCCGAGGATTCGGGGTATTGTAGCAAGGTGGGAAGCGCGAACGATTGCAAAGGCGGATACCATGTTCGCTACTATGCTGAACAACATGGACGCGATATACAAAGATACGGTTACAAAGACCGCGCTGAAGGTACAGCTCGGAGTAAGCGGACGCAAGGCAATCGCCGAGACCGCGAAGGAGTGGGCACGTACAGGAATACCGGCACTGGTAGACAGCGCTGGGAGAACGTGGACGCCGGAGACATACGCAACGGCTGTTATCCGTACTGCTTCGACAAACTCCATGAATGACGCACAGCTTGAACGGATGCAAGAGCTAGACGAGGATCTGGTAGAGATATCTAGTCATCTCGGTAGCCGACCGGAACACGCAGATTTTCAGGGTAAGATATTTTCGGTATCTGGCAAAAGCACAAAGTACCCGCCGCTATCAATTACAGGTTACGGTACTGCTGGGGGTATAGGCGGAGTGAATTGCCGTCATGTTATATACCCGTACTTTGAGGGAACAAAGAAAACCTTCTCCACGTTCCCCGAAAAGAAGAATGACAAAGAGTATGCGCAGTCGCAAAGACAGCGGGCTCTTGAAAGAAGCATACGGCGGGCAAAGCGTGAGCTGGGACTAATGCAAAGAACCGGATCACGCGAGGAAATAGAACAGGCGAGGAAACTGGTCTCCGCACGCCAGAAGGCGATGCGTGAGTTCGTAGGCGAGAACAACCGACCGCGTGAGTACGGACGGGAACAAATATGGGAGGCATGATGAAACATAGAATGTTTTATGAAGCGGACGGAACTTCCGGAGGAACACCGGCAGTAGAGGAAACAGCAGAACCGGCGGAACCGGTAAAGACCGAGCCGAAGCCGGAGAAGTACACCGATGAATGGGTAAACAACCTTGTAGCAGGGAAGTCGAAGGAAGCGGCAGAAAAAGCGCGGCGCGATATATACAAAGAGCTTGGCGTGAAAGATGCCGACGAACTCAAGAAGCTCCGCGAAATGAAAGAAGCGCAGATGACTGCCGAGGAACGCATGAAGGCGCAACTCGAGGAAAGCAACAAGGCTTCAGACGAAATCAAGAAGGAAGCCGAGGAGATACGCGCGGAGAACGAAGCGCTCAAGAAGGGTGTACCTGCTGACAAGGTTGAGCGCGTAAAGAAGCTTGTTTTGTCCGGTGTCTACGAAGGCGAGACCGTTGCCGAAAAGGTTGCCGCTGTTCTTGCCGAGTTCCCGGAGTATGCGAAGTCAGTCCCCGGTGATATCGGCGCGAAGACCGGCAATCAGACGGTCAGCGAAGAAACAAGACTGCTTGAACTTGCGCGCAAGCAAGCGGGCTTGACAAAATAGCAAAACGGGCTTACTATACATCATGTGGCTAGGCACTCTCCTAGGGTAAACGGGCTTGACCGTCTAAATCAAGGGTACTACCGAGCGTTGCTCGGACACTCATGACTTGGAGCTGGTGAAGCCTTTTTGCTTTCTACGGCTCCAGAAACTAAGGAGCCAATCATGGCAAATACTGTAGACAAGGCCGCGATCTATACGCCGATTCTCGACGAAGTAATCGCCGCCGGTCTCACCTCCGCTCCGCTTACTGCCGGGGCTTCCCGCATTAAATACAATGGCGGGAACACTGTTAAGATCGCTAAACTGTCTGTAGATGGTTATAGCGACTATTCGCGCTCAAACGGATATCCCGCTGGTGATGCAGTTCTCTCTTGGGAAGACCATCTCATCACCATGGATCGCGGTGTTGCGTTTAACATCGACGTGATGGACGAAGATGAAACCCAGCAGACGCTTTCCGCCACGAACATTATAGCGGAGTTTGGCCGCACCCGCTCTGTACCCGAGCTGGATTCCTACCGGTATTCAAAAATCTTCCAGTCGATTGTCAACGACACCACCGTTCGGTATGGCTACTATACGCCGATTGCTGATACTGTACTCGGAACCCTCCAGGGTAACATCGCTGACATTCAGAACGTAATCGGGGAGCAGGAACCGCTTGTCTGTTTCATCTCCGGCACTGCATTCAAAGTGCTTACCCAGTCCAAGGAGCTATCAAGACAGCTTGGGGTGCAGAACGTAACCGGAGCGAACGGAATCACCACTAAGGTTTACGACGTAGATGGAGTGCAGCTCATTCCCGTTCCTTCCGCTCGCATGAAAACCGAATACACCTTTGGAGCCAATGGTTACACAGCAAAGGCGTGGGCGCAGGACATGAACTGGATAATCACCAGCCCGAATGCCGTTGTAGCTTTCATGAAGCACAACAAGATGAAAATCATCCCCGCCGAAGACAACCAGACTGCCGACGCCGAGAAGGTTCTCGCCCGCATGTATCACGATTGCTGGGTATACGAAAACAAGCATAATGCTATTTATGTTTCCCTCAAGGCTGCTACTGCTCCTACCATCGTCGATCTTGGTGGCACAGTTGTCGCAGGGAATGGCAAAGTAACGATCACTCTTAGCGATGCCTACGAAAACCGCGACACCGGGCACACGTTCTATTACTACGATAC